CAGCCAAGATTGGGCTATGCTAGACTTAACGAATATTACAACCAGTTAGCCGGCGAAAGCCATGGAGAATGGTTGATTGTGTGGAATGATGATGCAAGAATGGAAAGCCAGGGGTGGGACACTGAAATCCTCAGCCACAGCGGCAAATTTGTAGTACAGCGTTTTAACGACAATCACGGACATCCATATGCTATTTTTCCAGTTCTTCCACGTGATTGGATTATAATGTATGGTTGTATATCACCGCATCAAATTGTCGATGGATGGGTCAGCCAGGTGTGTTATATGAATGACGCAATAATTCAACTTAAAAGTACTTGCTTTCATGACAGACATGACTTAACTGGAAACAACAACGATACTACCTATCAAGAGCGCAACCCTGAACAGAACGAAGGTAATCCAGAAAATCCCAAAGACTTTCTTTATCCACCAACGGCACAATTAAGAATACAATGGGGATACAAAATGCAATGGCTTCGCAAGCGTCTTGGTCAAGATACAGGATACTTAGATCAAGCACTAGCCGGAGAGTTTGATGTATGGACTCGCATGAGAGAGAATGATCCAAAAAAGTTCTTAGGCACCTGGAAGATTAATCAATGAAAAAAGTATTTGTAACATGGGACGATGTACAACGTCAAACACAGGAAATACTGCGGCAGATGCAGCAAGATAACTGGTTGCCCGACTACATTGTAGGCATTACACGAGGTGGGCTAACACCAGCAAACTTGCTTAGTCAGTATCTTGATGTTAAAATGTTTACACTGGATGTACGTTTGCGTGATGGAGACGGCGAAGTTGAGAGTAACCTCTGGATGAGCGAAGAAGCATTTGGTTATAACAATCAAGCCAAGCGTGACATTCCAAATGCACGATGGGATCCCGCTTGTCGCAAAAAGATCCTTATAGTGGATGACATTAACGACAGTGGTGCTACAATAAACTGGATAAAGCAAGACTGGGAAAGCAGTTGCTCACCTGGTGATAGAGAAGAGTGCGAAGATGTGTGGAATGCAGTATGGGGTAATACAGTACGCTTTGCAGTGCTATACGACAATCTAGCAAGCGAAAGTGAACTTGATACAAACTACAGTGCGCAAGAAATAAACAAAATTGAAGATCCAAGTTGGATTGTTTTTCCCTGGGAAGAATGGTGGAAACGTTGGGATCCAAATGAGGAGATAATGAAATGAGCAAAGTTAAAGTAGCAGAAATCTTCTACAGTTTACAAGGTGAAGGCAAGTGGGCAGGAGTTCCTAGCGTATTCTTGCGCAGCTTTGGTTGTAACTTTGAGTGTAGAGGCTTTGGTATGCCTGCTGGTGAACACACAGACAATCCAGAGCAAATTGCCAAAGACGTTGACAAGTTTGACAAATATGAAGACTTACCACTCACTGAATTTGGATGCGACAGTTACGCCAGTTGGCACAAAGACTTTAAAAAGTTTAGCCCTGTAATGGAATCTCAAGACATTGTGCAACACATGCACAAATTGATTCCCAACAATCGCTGGAGCGATGGTAACCAGTTTGGACAAGACATACACTTGGTTATTACAGGTGGCGAACCATTGCTAGGTTGGCAACGTGCTTGGCCAGGTATTATCAACTTGTGCAGACTTGCTGGATTGCAAAACATCACATTTGAAACAAATGGCACACAGCCACTGAGCGATGAATTCTGCAAGTTTCTAAATGAGTTCACTGAGTTTGGACGTTACAGTGATCGGCTTACATTTAGTGTAAGTGCAAAACTGCCCTGCTCAGGAGAGAAGTGGGAAGATGCTATCAAGCCTGACATTATCAAGCACTATCAAAGTCACGGACATACCTATCTCAAGTTTGTTGTGGCCACAGAAGCAGATGTTGAGGATGTAGATCGTGCAGTAAAACAGTATAGAGACAATGGTTTCCATGGTCCGGTATACTTGATGCCAGTAGGCGGCATTCCCAATCAGTACCATTTGAATGTCAAAGAAGTAGCGGCATTGGCAATGACAAAGGGCTATCGATACAGCCCACGCTTACAAGTAGATATATGGAAGAATGCATGGGGAACCTAACAGAAGAAATCCCACAGTGGATTAGACAATACGCATTAGACAACAACTTTGGACAGTTGGTTGTTGGCGTTAGCGGCGGTATTGACAGTGCAGTTGTATCAACGTTGTGTGCGCTAAGTGGAGTGCCAACACTGTGCTTGGTCATGCCTATTAGACAAAAAGCAGAGCAAACGGACTTGGGCATTGATCATTGCTTGTGGCTGAACAATCACTACATGAATGTTAGTTTCGAAACCATTGATCTTACCAATGTGTTTGAACACTTCGAAAACCTGTTTCAAAATGCATACTCACCACTGGCATTAGCAAACAGTCGTGCAAGACTGCGTATGATGACACTGTATCAAAAAGCACAAACACATGGCGGTATTGTGGTTGGCACAGGCAACAAAGTGGAAGACTTTGGTGTTGGCTTTTACACAAAGTACGGCGATGGCGGTGTTGATATTTCTCCTATTGCTGACTTAATGAAAACCGAAGTATGGGCATTAGGCAAACAGCTGGGTGTTAGTCAAGCAATCATTGATGCAAAACCCACAGATGGTTTGTGGGACGATGGTCGTAATGACCAAGATCAATTACACGGCATGAGTTATAGCGATCTTGAACGTTGTATGACTGTGGTTGAAAAGGGCATTGACATTGACAGTTTAAGCACAGTTGAACAAAATCAAGTTATGCAGTATCAAAAAATACGAGAAAAGAACTTGCACAAAATGCAACCTATTCCTGTATTTAAAAAGGATCAAGATGTTTAGATTTGTCTGTGTAATGGTTCATATGTTCGACCAAGATCCTATGCCAGAAGAAGAACTTAACTGGCACAAAAGCGGTGAACTGTTAATTAACCGATGGAAAACAAAAAATTGGCCTACAATTTGGCATTTTGATAGTTATCCAATAGAAAACTACAAACCACACAGTGATATTCCGGCAATCAATACATCTTGGAGTGTTACTTCAACAAGCATTCAGCAAACAGTTGACCTAATATCAGAAACACCTGCTGAAATTGTAATAGTTGGAGGATTACATAAAGATCAGTGTGTTAAAAATATGTGGCGAACATTACAAGAAACAGACCATAATACAAATAGAGAATATTACCTTAGTGAATATTTAAGTCTTGACAGACGAGTGTGCCAAGATGCACAATTTCTTTCAACTGAAAATAGAAAACTATCAGTTTTGTCATCGTCGAAATCTTATGATACATACTATAAACCAACACAGGAGTAAACATGTTAGACAAAATTAAAGCAGCACTGGGCTTGAAAAAACCAGAACCTGTAGTTGAACCCAAGGCCAAACGCACCAAAAAAGTAACAAAAACAGCAAAAGAAATTGCCACAGAAAAGGGAGAGCCTTATGTTGCTATTCTCAACATTGACATTTCTGAGGATGATATCAACAACGGTGCATTTGAATTGGACTGGAACGATAAGTTTGTAGCAAATCTTGTTAGAGCAGGCTATCAAGGGCAGCCCAATGAACCTGATCATGACATTGTTGATCGATGGTTCCAAACAGTTTGTAGGAATGTTGTAATGGAAACCTACGAACAGTACCAAGCCGATCCTGAAATTCGTTTTACCAACAGCAGAGATCTTGGTAACGGTTACACGGAAGTGAAATAACTTGATACTGTACGTTAACGGCGACAGCCACACAGCCGCTGCTGAATGTGTTAATCCACATGCATTTGCTTGCGATGATCCTCAATTGTTTATGATGGGCAGGCAACCACACCCTGATAATCTAAACCGTAGTTGGGGCAAACTTCTTAGTCAGCGACTGAGTTGTGGATTTCATTGCGATGCTGAAAGTGCTAGCAGCAATGATCGTATTATACGCACCACTCGCAAATGGCTAAAGCAGCAGGAAAAAGACATTTATAGAACGCTGTATATTATACAGTGGAGCACTTGGGAGAGAGAAGAATGGCTAATCGATGGAGAGTATTTTCAACTAAACGCTTCAGGAATAGACGACGTTCCGGACAGTCACCGACAACAGTACAAAGAGTTCGTCGCAAATATAAACTGGGATCAAAAAGTCCAAGAATCTCACGAAAAAATCTGGTCTTTTCATCAAGAATTAGACGAGTTAGGCGCAAAGCATATATTCTTTAATGGCAACAATGACTTTAGCAGCATAGCCAAACCTGATCGCAAGGACTGGGGAAGCAGCTATCTTGGGCCATACAATCCTATAGAAACATACAACAGTGTAGTTAGTTATCGTTGTCAAACTGTTGCTCCGCATAGCTGGCATTATGGACCAGATGGGCACCGAGTATGGGCTCAATATCTTACAAAATATATCGTTGACAACAAGCTGGTTTAGTGTTACAATAATAACATAATCAGCGAAAGGGTTGTTATGAAGTATCTACTTATTGACACTGCTAATATGTTTTTCCGTGCAAGACACGTTGCATTTCGTGCAAGTGATCCGTGGGAGAAAGTTGGATATGCATTGCATATCAGTATGGCAGCAATTAACAAAGTAGCCAAGCAGTTTGACACTGATCATGTGGTGTTTTGTTTGGAAGGACGTTCGTGGCGTAAGGATCACTACAAGCCTTACAAAGCAAATCGTGCAGCAGCACGAGCAGCACTCACTGAACGTGAGCAAGAAGAAGAGAAACTTTTTTGGGACACCTTTGACGACTTCAATAAGTATTTGCAAGAAAAAACAAATTGCAGTGTGCTTAGAGAAGCTGACGCAGAAGCAGACGACCTAATAGCACGTTGGATACATTTGCATCCTGAAGATGATCATGTTATCATTAGCAGTGATTCAGACTTTTACCAACTGCTAGCAACGAACGTAAGACAGTTCAATGGCATTACTGATCAATTGATTACTATTGAAGGCATATTTGATGCCAAAGGTAAACAGGTGCTAGACAAGAAAACTAAACTGCCAAAAGAAGTTCCTAACCCTGAGTGGTTGTTGTTTGAAAAGTGCATGCGTGG